TCAAGCACCAGCACCAATGGCAAAAAGACCTGCACCTGAAAGAACACAAGATCCAAATATAGACGAAAGAATACAGAATTTAAATGAAACAGAAATAGCACAATTAGATGGATTATTAGGTCCAAGTAATGCAGCTATTTTAAAGAAGATTGCACCTGAAGCTAGTGGTCTAATAGATCAATTTACAAGCGAAGAAGATGTAGTATCTTTACCAATATCAATTATTACAGCTTATGCTGTAAAAATGTATGGTGGAGATGAAAAACTAGCAGTGCAAAATTTCATAACCGATTTATCTGGTCAAGAGCCAGATAATACTAATGTGCCACCTGATACGGCAACTGAATCTCAAGGTATGATGACTCAACAGTCTGATGATGTACCTTCAGATATACAAGCTATAGATGAAGGAGAACAGTTAGCATAGTATCAGCCCACAAATTATGGAAGTGAGCTACCCTTATCCATAAGGCACTCAACCAAAAGAGGAAAAAATGGAAAATGAAGAAAACAAGGCAGTTGAAGTTTCTGAAGAAATTAAATCAGAAGAAACTAAAACTGAAAAACCTAAACTTTTTAAAAAACCTAAAGTAAAAATGTATAAGAAACATCAGGATGACGATGACCCTGAAATTGAAGCATTTGCTAAAGGTGAATTAGAAAAGTTTCAAAGAGAGAAAGCAGAAACAGCAACCGTTCAAAAGGACACTGAAGCATCAGAAGAAATTGCAAGCTCAGATGGTAAAGCTACTCCTTCAACTGAACGCCCTGAAAATGCAGAAGAACGTGTCTTTAAGAAACGTTATGACGATTTGAAAAGACACTATGATTCTACACTCGGAAAGCATAAAGATGAAGTTCGTACTTTAAGAACTCAACTTGAACAATCATCTAAACAATTTGTTCCACCTAAGTCTAAAGAAGAATTAGAGGCTTGGAGAAAAGAGTATCCTGATGTATATGATATGGTTGAAACCATAGCTATGACAAAAGCTGATACTAGAGCAAAAGAGATGGAGGATAAATACCAAAATCTCCAAGTTCAACAAGAGCAAATTAGTAGAGAAAAAGCTGAAGTAGAATTGTTAAAAGCACATCCTGACTATAAAGATATTCGTCAAAAAGATGAATTTCATGAATGGGCTGCTAAACAAGATCCTGTTATACAAGGTTGGTTGTATGAAAATACTTCTAACTCATCACTAGCTGGAAGAGCTATTGATTTATATAAAATGGATAAAGGTGTTAGCAAACTATCTAAAAAACAGGAAACAGCTGTTAAGAAAGAAGCAGCTAAAGCTATAACAAAAACTGCTAAAGCAACTGAAACAGAGTTACCTAAAAAGAAAATTTGGTCTAACGCTGAAATCAGTAAAATGACTGTTAATGAGTATGCAAAGCATGAAGAAGAAATCGACAATGCTATAAAAGAAGGTAGAATCCAACCTTAATACTAACAATATAATTGGAGGCTAACACATGGCTACAATGGGACTGGCTTCTGGCTATCAGAATTTACCATCAGGTAATTGGGTACCAGCGGTCTATAGTCAAAAGGTTCAAAAGTTTTTCAGACGTGCATCAGTTGTTGAAGATATTACTAACACTGATTACGCTGGAGAAATTGAAAATTTTGGCGACACGGTAAATATCGTGAAAGAGCCTACCATTACTGTGAGCGACTACGCTAGAGGTCAAACTGTAAACACACAAACTTTGGCAGATGATAAGTTACAACTTACTGTCGACCAAGGTTCTTACTTTGCGTTTAAAGTAGATGACATCGAAGAAAGACAATCACATGTAAATTGGGAAGCTCTTGCAACTTCTTCAGGTGCTTATTCACTGAAAAAGAACTACGACTATAATGTATTAAAATACATTTATGACAATGCATCAACATCAGCAGCAAATACTGGAACAGATGCATCTGCATTAACAGGAAATACTAATTCTAATACATTAGTAGATATCGTTTCTGCAGCAAAAGGAGTTCTTGACAGTCAAGACGTACCAGAGGAAAACAGATGGTTGGTTGGACCGCCTAAATTCTTTCAACAATTAAGAAAGGCGGATTCAAAAGTAATGGATCAATCAGTAATGAACGATGGATCAGTATCCTCAATACGAAATGGTTTAGTAACAGACAAACCTTTATTTGGGTTTAGAATGTATGTAACTAATGCCATTGCAGTATCGAGTGGTTCTGCTGCATCAAAAACATTTGGATCAAGTGGCTCAACTGAGTACGCTTTCCTTTATGGTCATCAAGGAGCAGTAGCAACTGCAAACCATATTGCGAAAACTGAACTTATTAGAGACCCTGATTCATTTTCAGACATCGTGAGAGGCTTGCATGTTTTCGGAAGAAAAGTTCTGAGATCAGAAGCAGCTTATTCAGGTGTTGTAACACTATAATTAGGAGGATAATAGATAGACTATGGCTACATATAACGTAACAGGTGTAGGTGGGACTACTGGACATCCGTCTAATGGTAGAACACCTTACATGGTAGAAAATACAATTGACGTATCAGCAGTTAATGGTGATTCAGGAACAGCACAAAATGATGTACTTAAATGCATCGATGTTCCTGCAGAAACATTAATAATGGCAGCAGGCGTAGAAGTATTAACAGCATGTTCAAGTTCTGTTGTGATTGATATTGGTGTAACTGGAAGTTCAGCAGGATTTTCTGATCCTGATGCTTTCGTTGACGCTTATGATGCAACAGGTGCAGCTTATGCACCTAGAGATGTTGCAGATGCAGCACCAATGCTTACAATCAAGACAGCAGATACTATAGATGCTTTAATGGCTGGAGCAGCTTCAAGTGCGGGTAAAATCCGTGTTTGGGCAGTGCTATGCGATATTTCAGGTATTGATGAAACTGATAGAAACACAAGTACACAACACGATACAGCAGTATAATACTGTATAACTTAAGGGGGGTATTTATATCCCCCTTAATAAATACCCCTTATTAATTAGGAGAATAAAATGACTACATATGATTTAACTAAAAAAACTAATGCTAGTACAGGTTCAACAGTTGTTCCTTCTCAAGAAGAAATAAGGATACAGAATTTAGAGAACAAGGTAAATTTACAATCTGAAAAGTTAGATAAGATTGTTGAATTACTCGATGGCATTTCAAAAGAAAAGTCAACTACTTGAAGTAATTCAAGAATACAAATCTGATAACTCTGCACTTAAAGAGCAGATTACAGAATTGCAAAAGCAATTATCTAGTGCTGAATCTAGAATTAAACAATTATTAATTAAGTATGAACATTCGGTACATGATAATATTAACAAAGAGGAAGAATAATGTCTTTAGAGGATACTAATAAAAGAAAAAAATATAGTAATTATAATCCTTGGAAAGGATGGAAAGGTAAATCAAAAGATTTTCCAGGTGCTAAAGAAAAAATAATTAAAATAGATATAGATAAATTAAGAAAAAAACCTGGTAATAAATAATGGCAACAACTTATTTAGTATTATCAAATAGAATTTTAAGAGAATTAAATGAAGTTGAATTGACTTCAACTACATTCTCTAGCAGTAGAGGTATTCAAACAGCTGTTAAAGATTTTATAAATAAAGCTATTCATGATATTTATAATGAAGGTGCTGAACTTCCTCTATTACATACAACAACGACTCAAGCTCTTACTACGGGTGATGGTGAATATGACTTTCCATCAGATATGCGTAGAGTAGACTTTGAGTCTTTTTTTTTAAAGCCAACAGAATTAATTACTAATGGAGAATTTGCTTCTAATATAACTAGTTGGACTACTGGTGATGGATCACCATCACATACAAGTAGTGGAAACGGTAGATTAAATTTAAATGATGCAGCAGCTTATCAATCTATTTCTACAGTAAAAAATAAAACATATAAAATACAAGTTAGAGTTCATAGCCCAAATAGTTCTTCTAGTGCTTTAATAGTAAGAGTAGGAACTTCTGCAGGCGGAACACAAAATTTAAATACAACAATTGATGTAACTAATTTTGGTGAAGGTAATATTTTAGATACAACTTTTACTGCTACAGCAACAACATCTTATGTTTATGTTGAATCAGATGGTGTTCAATTAGATGTAGATTATATAAGAGTTTCAAGAAGTGATATTACACCTAGTAAATTATCATATATTTCGTATGATACATATTTACAAACTAATAAACCTGCTGATGATGTTAATCAAAGTAGTGCTTATGGTAAACCTGTTAAGGTAGTTAGAAAACCTGATTATAGTTCATTTATATTAAGTCCTATACCAGGTGAAGGTGAGTATACAGTTAGTTATGATTATTATACAACACATACAGATTTATCTGCACATGGTGATAACATGGGATTACCTGATAGATTTAGTTCAATAATAATAGATAGAGCTAAATATTATGCATATATGTTAAGAGCAGATCCTGAACATGCACAATTAGCAGATAGAGATTATCAAAGAAAATTAAAATTATTAAAATTAGATTATGGTACTCACTCAGCAGACTACATGAGAACTGATACAATATCAGAAAGTATTGCAACAAATGTAGGTACTAGAGTAGTATCTTAGGAGATTAGATGCCAGATACTTCAGGAATATCTCCCTATACAGCAAGTTGTGGTGGGGGCTTAATACTTAATAAGGATGTATATAATATGCAACCTGGTGAAGCTTTGCAATTAACTAATTTTGAACCATCAGTAGAAGGTGGATATAGAAGAATTAATGGTACTACAAAATATAATTCTACAATAGTACCACAAGTATCCTCATCAGCTGAAAGAGTGCAGATGACTGCAATATTTAATGGAATTATTGTTGTAGCAAGAGGTGGTACAGTTAGAACTGGAACAACTAGCGGATCTTGGACATCAAGAGCAACAAGTAAAGGTACAACTTATACTTATGATTTTGATAAATATAATTATAATGGTACAAATAAAATTATAATTGCAACTGGAGAAGCTGCGGCATTTACTTTAGATACAAGTTATACAGAAGATATTATAAATGCAACAGGTGGTGGAACTGCACCTACTAATCCTAAATATGTAAAATCATTTGCTAATCATATGTGGTATGGTGGAATGTCCAACTCTACACATAGTGTTATTTTTTCAGGACCGTTTACAGAAGATGACTTTGATACAGGTGGTGGTGAAATAAAAGTTGGTGATGTTGTTACAGGATTAAAAGTATTTAGGGATGAATTATTTATATTCTGCCAAAGAAAGATTTATAAAGTAACAGGAACAAGTTCTAGTAATTTTGCATTAGCTGAAGTTGCAAAAAACGTTGGTTCAATAGCACATCATTCTATTCAAGAGGTAAGTGGTGACTTGTTATTCTTATCTGCAGATGGAATTAGAACAGTTGCTGGTACAGAAAGAATTGGTGACGTTGAACTAGGTACTGTATCAAAACAAATACAAGATAGAATTAATGATATTACATATACAAATGTTACTTCATTAGTTATTAGAGATAAATCTCAATATCGTTTATTCTATCCAACTGATGGAGCTGAAGATAGTTCCAAAGGTATTATTGCAGTTATTAAAGTAAATCCTAATACAGGACAATTAGGATATGAATATGCAGATATAAAAGGATTAAAAGTTTCTTGTTGTGATTCTGATTATATTAGTAATGTTGAAACTGTAGTTTCAGGTGGATATGATGGTTATATATATAAACAAGAATCAGGAAACGTTTGGACAAGAGCAAGTACAACAGACGCATTAGATTCAACTTATAGATCTCCAGATATGACAATGGGAGATCCTGGAATAAGAAAATCAATGGAAAGAGTAAATTTAAACTGGAAACCTGAAGGTGAAGTTAGTGCTAGTTTATATTTACAATATAATTATAATGATCGAGAAACTCCTCAACCTAGTTTAATTAGTTTATCATCTTCTGGGAGTGGAGCATATTTCGGTACAGGAGCATATGGAACAGCAGTTTATGGTCAAGGGGATTTACCTATTACAAGAAATTCTGTAGAAGGATCAGGATTTGCTATTGCAGTTAAAATAACAGATACTAGTACAAATCAACCTTGGGCAATACGAGGATTTCAACTAGAATTCGTACCAGGAGGACGAAGATAATATGGGAGCAACATACACAAGACAAAGTTCAGCAGGCATTACAGATGGTGCAGTAATTGAAGCATCAGATCTGAATAATGAATTTGATCAACTTCTTGCCGCATTTGTAGCAGCATCAGGACATACTCATGATGGTACGGCTGCAGAAGGTGGACCAATTACAAAATTATTAGGTACTTCAATCACTATTGGTGATGGTACTGCAGGTACAGATATTGCCTTAACATTTGATGGTGAAACAAATGATGGTGTAATAACATGGATGGAAGATGAAGATTTATTTAAATTTTCAGATGCTATTAATGTTGGCGTAGATGATACAGGATATGATGTTAAATTTTTTGGTGCAACTTCAGGAAAATATTGGTTATGGGATGAATCAGCTGATGGAGTTGTTCAAATTGGATCATTAACAGTTGGTGTTGATGATGCTGGGCATGATGTTAAATTCTTTGGAGACACAGCAAGTGCCTATATGTTATGGGATACTTCGGCAGATGATTTAGTCTTAGCTGGATCAGCTGGTATTGATCTTGCTGGTGATATAGATGTTGATGGAACAGCAAATCTAGATAATACAGATATAGATGGAACTCTTGCTGTTGATGGTACAACTATTTCATTAGACGCAACAACATCTTTAAATATTGATAATTCAAATACTTCAAATGGTATTACTATAGGTACTGCAACTTCAGGTGTGCCAATTTCAATTGGACATTCAACTTCTGAAGTAACTGTTAATGATAATCTAACAGTTACAGGAACTTTAACTTTAGGTTCAGGTGCGGAACTAACTGAAGCAGAATTAGAAATGCTAGATGGAATTACTGCAGGTACAATTGCTGCAAGTAAAGCAGTTGTTGTTGATGCAAATAAAGATGCAGCTAGTTTTAGAAATGTAACTCTAACAGGAGAATTAGATGCAGCTACTTTAGATATTTCTGGAAATGCGGATATTGATGGAACTACAAATCTAGACGCTGTTGATATTGATGGTGCTGTTCAATTAGATTCAACTTTTACAGTTGGTGTCGATGACACTGGTTATGATGTAAAATTCTTTGGTGCTTCGGCTGGTGCGTATGGATTGTATGATGAGTCAGCAGATGCATTCGAAGTACGAGGAGCAACTGCAGCA